TAAAGGTGAGCGGCATGCCGTCCTCATCGGTCCAGCCCTGCTCGTCGGCATAGTCGGTCATCATGGCCGCCAGATACATCAGGCTGCTTTTGAGACCGCTTTTCCCCGACAGGCTGGTGGAGATGTTCCCGCCGCTGGCTTCCTGCACGTCGGCCAGCACGTTCATGTTGCAGCGGAGTTTATAGGTCTTTCCCTCAAAGACGAAGGGCTTCTCTTTCTGCCGGATATCCATGAATTATCCTCCTCAGGCGAAGCATGCCTGGCACCACGCCTGCGCCTCAGCCTCGGTGTCCAGGATAGCAACATCGCGGATGACATGTTCCGCGGTATCGTCGGGGAGGAAACGGCCCGTAGTGGTGGGCGTCTGGAAGTTGATGCTGTTGTCCCGGGTTTGCAGCGTGGTGTTCGGGCTGGAGAACTTCACGCAGGGGACAAAGATGGCCGCCCATTTCTTTTCATGGTTGATGATGTCTGGGCTGTAGACCGCAAAGCCAACATAAGGCGCATCATCGCTGCTGGTATCGGCAACGCTGGTGATCGTCTTGGTGGTTTCGACGCCCTGATCATTCTGGTAGGTGATCGAACGAGTCCGTTCTTTGTTCCCGAAGGCGAGAACTTTCATTTCGTCCGTGAAGAAAGTCGCCTCGAAGGTGATGCTGCCGCCGACCGCCTCGCGCAGATACTCGCGCAGGCCGTCGCAGCCCCAGAGCTCAGCCTCTGCGAACTGGAGCTGCAGATCCGCCGTGCGGGCGCAGCCGCCGGAGATCGGTGTGCCATAGGTGACGGCGCCGTTTGAAAGATTGTATTTTGCCAAGGTAGCGCCTCTAAGGCCAATTCTTGCCATGTGTTACTCCTTTCTTCGGGCTTTTAGCCCTGGTTGAAGGTTTCGACCATCCAGTCACCGAGGATCTTTTCTCCCTGGTCGGAGATCTGATCGCCGTACTGTTCGCCCGCCTGCCTGATAAAAGGCCGGGCAGTCTGACCTTCCTTGCCATATTCATTCACGAACGCTATTTCTGCGTTCCGTGTGGTGGTTTTGCCACGCCTGCGGCTGCCGGAGAAGGTGACCTCACAATAACCGCCGCTGTCTGTCTTTTTCGGCTTGGTGTGCGTGATCTTGTCCAGAATGTGCACGCTGCTCTCCGGATCACGAACGCCCATGCTCTGGCCAGTGCGCCGCACTGCACCTTCACCAGCTCCGGCCATTTGGTCGAGTGCCTGCTGCGTTACGTCCCAAGGCACGTTACCGAGCTTAGAAAACATAGCGTCGACCTCAGAAAAGCCTTCAATGCTAACACGTGCCATAGTCGACTCCCCCGTCGCAGTAGTCGCACTCGATCGCATAGTGCTGTCCCTGATCGCTGTGTGCCTGGCTGATATCAGGGCTGGTGAAGCCCTCAGCCGCGAGCGCGAGACAGATCCGATCAAGCATGTTGTTCGGGTTCTGCTTATCCGGAAGATAGTAGTGCACCTGCACCAGATACCGAGACGCGTTGGCGTAATCTCCCCCATGAGCCGCGCCAAGCATGGTCCAGTTGGTCACGATGTACTCCAGTTCGTGCCCTGTGTATTTATTCGGGAACACCGGCAGCCCCAGGGGCGTGAGTGCAGTCTGCAGAGCGCTGTCGCAGCTCATCGGACCACCTCCTCAAGGATCAGCGTTGTGTAATCCGGGTGCTTCTGGAATGCCCTGATCACACGGTAGCGGGTGCCGTGAAAATCAACGAGCTTTTGCTTGTTGTAGTCGAAGGGGACAATGTCAACGCTGGCCGAAGCCTCGAAGCCTTCCTTGTGGCTCAGATAATACTCGTTCTGGGAGACACCGTCTGTCCAGTTGCAGAAGACCGTGACCGATTCCTCAGTCAGCGTTTCATATCCTTCCTCGTCCTTCACGCTGGTCACGGTGACCAGATCGCACACGTCAGGTCTATTCATCACTTACCACCAGCCAGTCCGTGTACCCGGTGCAGGTAGCCAGCTGCGCCTTTTGCTCGTCGTAGGACCTCTTCAGCCTTTCAAAATCGTCAGGCTGTCCGAAGTACAGGCGGACATAGGTAATGCAGGCCTGCTGAATAAGGGCGTTCATTTCTGCGGGAACAATTACGCCCGCGACGCCGAGATCAAGCAGAGCTGTATTCAGCAGGCTTACGATTTGCGGATCATACGCTGTCGTTGTGATCCTTAGCGCCATTCTGGCATCTACAAGCATTGTTTCCGCAGTCATGCTTAACCCTTCTTTCGCGTGGTTCTTTTGGGCTTTGCCTGTTCAGGCGTTTCCATCTCCTGCTGTTCTTCCTCAATGTAAAGAACCGCAGATTTGACAGACGCAAGAAAAGCAAACTCAGCAGGGGAAACCTCGACGATTTCCCCCGCCTTGTGGTGAATCCTTGCGTCCCTGATCAGACGCGCCTTCATCAGGTACCGGGCTTCGTCACGTTGACAAAGCGGCCGGGAGCAGTCAGGGCAACAGCGACATACTGGCGGCCCACGATCTTGACCATGTCGGCCTCGGCCTCGGACAGATCGTCGTACTTGATGGCAACGCCGTCACCTTCGGGATAGTTCGCCTGGATGCCGCTCAGGTCGCCGACGATAGCATAAACAGCGTTCGCAGAGGCGGCACTGTAGGCGGGCAGAGCGGAAGTGAACAGGACAGGCAGACCCATAAACGGATCATAGTTGAAGTTGCCGCCAGCCTGAGCCGCGAGAAAATCGGCATAGGTCAGCTTGTTCATAATGACCACGTTGTTGGCGGCCTCATCGGACAGGTTGGAGAAGGCAGTGCCGACGGTGGTCAGAGAAGGTGCAGCGGCAACCTTCGTCACGCCGACGGCAGTGGCGGAAGACGCAGCGGGCGCACCGGAAACAGCACCGACAGCAGTGGCAACCACCTTGCGGATGATCTGGTAGGTCAGCTCGTCATACACATAGCGCAGGAAGGCCTCGCCGCCCATGGTGACGGCCTCGTCGCTGATGCGTACGAATTTCTTAATGGTCTGGGGAACCATGTTGACAATACCGATCTGGAGGTTCTCCTCGGTGACTGCGCCGGAACCCTCAGCGTGGATAACAGCGGGATCGGCAGACAGTTCAAAGGCGACTTTCAGGTTGCCCTTGAAGAAGGTCTTGCGAAGACGGCGGGCGATCTCGTCCCGCTCCCAGGCGGTGCGAACAATTTCGTCAATGAGCGTAGGCACAGGCACAGGGCCGTCCTTGCCGCTAATATTGCCGGCGTTGTCGGTCAGGATAGCGCGGCACTCGGTGTCACGCCCGGTCTTGATGTACTCGGCATAAGCGTCCACATAGGACGGCATAGCGCGGATCTCGTCAAAGGTCATTTTGTGTTCCTCCTCAGTCTGGATTTTGTTGATCACTTCGCCAGCGCCATTCGCAACGGCGGCGCGAAGTTCGGTCTTGCGCTGTTCGGCCTGCTTGCGGTTCTCGATCTCCTCGTTGATACCGCGCACTTCGGCTTCAAGCGCGTCAAGGTCGGCTTCAGGTGCGTCCAGCTCATTCGCAATAGCGGTGCGGCGCTCCAGAAGCTGCTCAATAGTCATAGCGGAAAAGTCCATTACTTTACCTCCATCAAAAGTCTAATTTTGCGTTTCTGCCGCTCCCGCTTTTCACGGGCAAGGAACTCCTCCTTGATTTCTGCGATAACTCCCTCGCAGTAATTGCGGGCAGATATAGAAGTAGCGTCATTAGCGGGAAGGCTAACGGCGCTAACATCGTACAGTTTGGAAAATTCAAGAATCGTCCGCAGGACGGTAACCGTCTTAACGCCGGTTTCTTCGTTGCGTTCTTCGGTTTCCTCGCGTTTGTCTTTGCCAACACGGAAACCGAAAGACATTTTATCGGTATAGCCGCCTTCGATTTCTTCGAAAAGCTGTCTGCCGATTTCAGTGCCGCCAAGGTCTGCGCGAATGTGCAGGCCATGCGCGTCAGCTTCAAGGGCAAGCGTGTTGTTGCTTGTGCGAGCGAAAACCCTGCCTTCGTGGTTGTACTGCATAATCACATCCGACATATCTGTGTTGTCAAATGCCATTGCGTCAACCTGTTCCATGAAGATATAGGTTTCCCCGGCGTAAGAATCGCGCCAAAGTTCGTAAGGCTGATTGAAAGTTGTTGCGTAGCCTTCAACCACCTTTTCGCCGTTGTCGGCGGTTCTGCGTTCAAAACGGGAAACATCGAAGCTGCGGTACTGCCGCCCTTCGTCAAGTTTCGCCTGAATCGTTTTGGGTTCCATCATTCGTCACCTCATCATTTACGTTGTAATATTCGCCGCGGATCGGCAGCTGAGAGCCAAGCGGCTCCGGCAGCGGCGGCATGTTCCAAATCTCGCGGATCTCATTGCGGGTCATCAAACCGCGGTCTGCCATCTGGGCCGATACGTTCAGCTTGTCCTTGTTGCTCAGATACTGCAGCCGGTTTGCCGTTACGCTGACGCCGTTGCCCATGGAGCGCTCCCGCAGCGTAAAGAACATCTTTTCCAACACCTCGG